AATTTGTTTGGACTTTTCTCCTTGGAGTATGGGTCGGTGTAATGATTTGTGGTATTGCAGAGAAAGTTGGGGACTCCTACTATAACCGAACTAAGGCTCTTATCGATGAATGTCAAAAGAGTCTCCCTCGAGACCAGAACTGTAAATTGGTGGCTTTGCCCATAGACAAGAATTAAGGACTAATATGAATTATCTTTGGTGGATTGGTATTGTAATGTTCATGGCTTCTGGAGCGTTGCTATACGATGTTCCTTGGTTTAGGTTTATTCCTGCCATGCTTCTTATTAGCGTAGGAACAATCTTGGCTATTTTAGGGAGATCAGCATGAAGAAAGTACCTGATCAAATTTACGTCGTTTCCCAGAGACGAGTAGAGACTGAATATGACAAGGATCCTGTGACTGGAGTTTGGACTGTCAAAAGCGAGATCGAGCATAATTTCGGTTTCCTCCATCCACATGAACCTAATAAGGCTACAGATGCTAAGCGTAAGCACACTCAGCATGCATGGGCTTATCATGGTCTTTATGAAAAGAATGGTGAGTTCTGGGAGAAAGGTGCTGATTGGAAGTATGATGCTATTACGCAGAAGTATAATAGTATTCCCTATGATCGTCCGATTGATCCACTCTATGCCCCTAGAATCTGGGATAATGTACCATTGAGTGGTTTTAAGATTATTGATACGGTAAATCGCTATCGTGGTAATAAACTTTTTAAGGTTATGGATCCTCGTGGCATTGAGTTCGAGATTACAGTTCAGTCGTTGTTCCATCTGCTACAAGAAGGTTCAGTAAGAAATGGCGTCATCCTCGACCAATGTCTCTGGATGAAGGGTAAAGATTTAGTAGTCGCAGGGAGTATATTGCAATGAGTGATTCTGCATTCTATGGATGTATCGTGGCTTTGTGTCTAGTTTTCACTGGACACCCCTTTCTTGCATTCTTTCTGTTCCTATTCGTGATTTGACTTTTATTGGAAACTGGAGTATAATAATCCTATGAATTACCAAGACTATTTCGAAAAGCGAGATGCGGGACTCCCAAAACCTAAGTGGGTATATGGGGATCGTGTATTCTCTAAGTATAAGTCCGTTCCCCTAGTAGGAATGGTAATAAGACAGACCGAGGATGGCGTTTTGATCCATTCTGATTTACCTGTAAGAATCGGTAAGGGAATTCATAATATAATTTCCGTGCCCCAGAGAGATGTAAAGAGACTAAAGGAACTGTCATGAAGGTGATTTTTCATTTCACGAATCTAGACAACTTCATGAGTACGAAAGAAGAAGCGTCTGTCACGATGGAGATCAATGCTGATAACGAACAACATTTGTACATGATGGCAACTCATCTTAAGAATGTTTTACAGGCAGACTACTACACAATTGGAGAATGAAATGGGATTGACGATTGATTTTGAAACTGCAGATCGTATTACTCGACTGAACCTAACCGAACATAGAGATTATCTTAATAGCGAGTTAGAAAAGATGTACACAACTATGGATTCTGAGAATCCTTATTGGATGCATCCAGACGACATCGATCTGAATCATTCGATGGTTAAGCGTATTAATGTTCTGTTAGAATACTTCGGTGGAGAATTGTATGGCGAACGTAAAACAGGGAAACTTGACACGACCCCCTCAATGGTGGAAGCATCTGAAAGATTGGAAGCGTATTTTCTGGAAGTCGGAAAGAAAAGCGCACAAGAAAGAAATCAAGAATGACTTATCGTAAGTATTACTGGACGCATGCCAAGCGTCAGATCAGCGTTGCGCTAGAGATGATCTGGTATGGAGTAATACTGGATCGTGGTCACCACACAGGTTGGAAAAAGAAATGAATATCGCAATCGACTTTGATGATACATATACAAGGGATCCCCAGATGTGGGATAACTTTATTAACCTAGCACTTCTAAGTGGACATAATGTCTATTGCGTAACTGCACGTGCACAACAATATGATGAGCAGGTACTTGGTTCTATTGGTAAGGTTATTGGTGCAAAGAATTGTTACTTCACTGCGATGCAGGGAAAGCGAGCATACATGTACGCCAATAATATTAACATCCATGTGTGGATTGACGATATGCCTGATATGATTTGTCGTGGTATCGAAGTCGAGCATAACGATGGAAAGATTTATCTACCATGAGAGGACTAGCGATTCTTATTCTTCTCGTCTCTGGCTGTACGACTACATATACTAATAACATTAATGTTCGTGTCAACGATTCCAAGAATGTTTCAATAGAAGTGCGTAACCCAAACAATCCTTATTATGACGGACGAAGAAATTATTAAAATGTATGAGGACATGCTCGAATATTTCGGTGAGTTGCCGAATCCCGAGCATGAACCGATTCGTTTTGCACACTACGTAAAAGTTTACAAGTATTACAGACAGAGATGATCAGTTCAATTTTTCCAACACCGATATTCCACTATAAGGTAAGTATCCCAGAAGATCTTATAGAGAGAATTCACAAACTCATGGAATTCGATCCGAAGGGAAGAACCTACACCAATGTTGGTGGTTGGCAGTCTAAAGACATTGAACATGACCCAAATTTTCAGGATGTGATAAAAGTCATCTGCGAATGCGCTAAAGATGCATATCCAAAATTTACTCCGAGTAATAACAGAAAAGTTGAAGTGTTGTCTACTTGGATCAATGTCAACAAAGGCGAGGATTTTAATACACCACACATTCATCCATTCACTCACTTGGCTGGATGCTTGTATGTTAAGAAGAACGAAAACTCTGGTTCAATAGTTTTCGAAAATCCTCTGCGAGAAATAATGTATCACTATGATATGCAGATTACTCCAGAGAACGAAACTGAAACTATGAAAATGTTTCAGGCATATAATCCTAGCGTTGGTGAGTTAATTTTATTCCCAGCATGGATGTTCCATCATGTAGAAAAGTCTACTGATATGGAAGAAAGAATCACAATAGCATTTAACACAGTAATGAGATAATTATGAAAATTGCAATATGTAGCGACGTCCACCTAGAATTTGGACAACTAGAACTTTTTAATGATGAGGGCATCGATGTTCTTATCCTTTCTGGTGATATCTGCGTAGCACGTGACCTAATGGAACATGACCCATATGGTATTGTTGACTTTGGTAAGTCTTCTAGGTATCACAAATTCTTCCAAGAGTGTTCTGCACGTTTCAAGCATGTGATTTATGTTGCTGGAAACCATGAGCACTACCATGGAGATTTTAAGCATACCATTCCAGACCTAAAGAGTCGTCTTGCTTATCTGACAAACTTACATATCCTCGATAAAGAAATCGTTGATATCGGTGATGTGCGTTTCATTGGTTCTACTCTCTGGACTGATATGAACAAAGAGGATCCTATCACTCTCCATGCGATGAAGCGTATGATGAATGATTTCCGTATTGTTGACAACAGCAATCGTGAAGTTTCTTTTAAGACGTATGATGCAAATGGCGAGTTCAATGGGTTTCATACTCGTGTTGCCAGATTCTGCCCAGAAGACGCTGTTGAAGAACACAAGAAATGTCTTGACTATATTAAACTGATGTACTCTGAAACACCACCATGGATGTCTGTGGTTGTTGTTGGTCACCATACTCCATCTCACACTTCTTGCCACCCTCGTTACAAGGATGACCAAGTTATGAATGGTGGATACCATAGTGACCTGACAGAGTTCATTCTGGATCGTCCAGGAATTAAACTTTGGACACATGGTCATACTCACGAATTGTTCGACTACATGATTGGCTCTACTCGTGTTGTTTGCAACCCACGTGGTTACGATGGCTATGAGGATATTGCTGACACATTTAAGTTAAAGGTGGTCGAAGTATGAGTAGAATGGTAACAGTTATACAGGATGGGGAGGATTTGATTCTTCCCCTACCTGACGACATGATGGAAGAAGCTGGTTGGAAAATCGGTGATACTGTCAGATGGACAGACAATGGCAATGGTACATGGTCTATCCATAAAGTGGAAGAACAGTTAGATCTCTTTGACGAGAAAGATGAAGCTGTTTTATCACTGATGAAAGAAAATTCAGCACTTAAATCTCAAATTGAACATCTCAAAACTGAGCTAAAAGAACTTAAAGACACATTCGACATTGATGATTGGAAATAAAATGAGCAAAACATTCACAGACGTATCGGTTTTTCTGCATGCAGTTGGTCAACAAGTGCCAAATAAGCCTATTGGTGAGACTGATCAATCAAAATTATACAAAAAACTCATCGATGAAGAGTATCAAGAGTTTTTAGAAGCGTTTTATACTGATGATACCGCTGAAGAAATTGATGCATGCTTCGATATGATGTGGGTTATCATCGGATATATGAAATCACGTGGTTGGGATTGTGAAAATATCTGGGATGAAGGTGCAAAATCCAATTTATCCAAGATTGACCCTGTCACTGGGCTTGTAAAACGTCGTGAAGACGGTAAAATCTTGAAACCAGAAGGCTGGAAACCACCAGATTTCACAAAATTTGTCAAATAAGGCTTGTCATGCAACATTTTACACGGTATAATAACACTATGATTACACTTTACCTTGATATGGATGGTGTCCTTGCTGATTTCAACAAGGAATACACCAAATTTGACCCCCAAAAAGAGGATCGAAAGAAATTTCGTGACTCTGTCATGACACATAAAATCTTCGAGAAGCTGGATTTTATGCCAGACACGCAAGAATTGCTCAATCATGTGTCAAAATTACAAAATGTGCAGATTGAGATCCTAACTTCAATGGGGACACACGAAACCCAACAAGCCAACGAAGCCAAAGCGCAAAAATTGGCTTGGTTGACCAAGAAAAATATCCCTTACAAAGCGAATTTTGTTCACAACAAACAAGAAAAGGCGAAATATGCAACTCCAACGTCTATTCTTATTGATGATTCTTCTGGTTGTATTAGTCCATTTATCGCTGCAGGTGGTCATGGCATTCTTCATAGCCATTCTTCTGAGACTATTCGTATCCTCGATTCGACTATTCTTCAAATCAGAGTTGCAGCAGAGTTAGATTCAAAATATGCTTGATCTTTTCAAACCCACTTTTGATTGGATTCGTGATGATTTTAAGTCTCACCCAGTTCGCTTTGCTATTGAGTTGCTTGCTTGGGCTATTAGTATTGGCTGTAGTATTACTATGGCGCTCACAGTCCCGAATCCTCCGCTTCTGGCTCTTTATCCTGTCTGGATTACTGGCTGTGCCTTGTATGCTTGGGCTGCTTGGACTCGGAAATCTTTTGGCATGTTGGCTAACTACATTTTGCTAACAAGTATTGACACATTCGGATTGATTAGGATGCTTATACAATGAACCAAACTTTAACAACAAATACTTACTACGGTACTGTTCCTCCACAACCAGCTTCACCACCACCTCCAGTTGCACCTTCAATCACAATGCCTGAACCAACAAGTTATGAGTTTCAGGTAGTTGAGCATGTTGAAGATGGTAAAATCACTAAAGTTGCTTTGCAAGTTCGTAGACACACCCATGATCAGTATGGAAGTGTCAAAATCTTCGGTACTTGGGAAGATGTGCCACGTGTGAGGATTGGCGATGTGGCGTCTATGGTGTAAAGCGTTAGGTGAGAAAGCGGGTAATGACAACATCGAAGCTGATAAAATTGCCATTATTCGAACTTGTATCGTTGCCTGTTACATTATTACAAATTTCTTTATTATTGCTGGCGTAATTCGCCATTGGTGACCTATGAATATCTTTTATCTCCACAACGATCCTAAAACTTGCGCAGAAATGCATGTGGATAAGCATTGCGTTAAAATGATTCTCGAATATGCTCAACTCCTTTCAACTGCTCATCGTGTGCTTGATGGCACTCTTAACGTCGGTAAGTCTGCGTCGGGTCGCAAGAAGACAACCTATATTTTACCTGACCAGCGGGATAGCGTTTTGTATTCTGCTACTCATATTAACCATCCTTCCGCTATTTGGGTAAGACAGTCTGAACAGAATTATCGTTGGTTGTTCACTTTGTTTTGTGAACTACTTGATGAATACACTCATCGTTATGGTAAACTGCATGCATGCGAAAAATTAGTGACAACTCTTGGTTGTCCTCCGAAAAATATCGATATGGACAAACCTTTCACAGAGCCAACTCCAGCTATGCCTGACCATTACAAAGTTGCTGGAGATTCTATTCAATCGTATAAAAATTATTACCTTGGCGATAAACAACGAATGTTTTCTTGGAAGAATCGTCAAGCACCTTCTTGGATAAATTAATGGGTTTAACAGCTGTATATTTTGATAACTTTAATTATTTTAGAGATACTCTCTCGGAAGAGAGTATGAACATCTTTAGGGAAGAAACTAAAGACATTCAAAATAATTTTGGTTCATTAACAACTAATAACAATACTCTGGCTGGAAATATTGCAAGAGAATATTATTTGGACGAAGAAGCGAATAATAAAATCGAGTCGCTTCTTTTACCATATGCAAAATCATATTGTGAAAGTAATCCAGGTGTATTCTCTAAGCCAGTAGATTATTCTAAATTGAAATTAAAGTCGTCATGGGCTAATTTTCAATCGAAGTATGAATTTAATCCTCCACACACTCATACAGGTTTGATCAGTTTTGTAGTTTGGGTTAAAATTCCATATTCTCGAGAGGATGAACTACAAAATAACTCTGTTCGTTATTCTAATTGTCCTTTAGCTGGCTCTTTTCAATTTTTATATTCGGACATATTGGGTAGAGTGTCGCCACATATTATACACTGTGATAAATCTATGGAAAATACATTGTTGATGTTTCCAGCTGCATTAAATCACGCAGTGTATCCGTTTTATACTTCAGATGAGTATAGAATTACTGTTTCTGGAAACTTTTTCGAAGATGTATAATTATATTTTTCCAACACTTATTTTTAGCGATATCCAAAAACAAATGGCTACTGAGATTCTTCCAGTAGCCATTGAGTATTTAAGTGCTCATGGAGAGCAGTTCATGGGATATGAGAACCATATCTCTACGTATAGAAATATCGAAGCAACTAATAGATTAAACTCTGATATTAGGTTGAAACCACTTTATGATTTCATTCGTAAAGAAGCTATAAAAATGTTAGAGTATCAAAATGTTGATTGTTCTGATTATACATTCAGACCATCGTTTTTAGTGAATCGTGTTGGTAAAAATTCCACACACTTACAACACAGTCATCCAGGGAGTATTGTTTCTGGATGTTTTTATCTGAAAACTGCTCCAGATTCTCCACCAATAGTCTTCAAAGATCCTCGTGACTATTATAAATACATTTATTATCGTCCTATCTTTGGTAAAGAAACCCCATACTCTCTATTACCAGAACACGCAGTTAATGTACAAGATGGACTAATAATGATGTGGCCATCTTGGTTGGAGCATGAAGTTCCACTAAGTAATAGCGATGAAGATAGAATAACAATTGCATTTAATTTGGATAAGTGATGCCTACATATAGTTTTCGTAATAAAGACACTGGTGAAATTTTTGACAAGATCATGCGCATAGCAGAGCGTGAAGACTTTCTCACACAAAATCCCCATTTAGAATCTATAATCACAAGCGCACCTGCGTTTGCTGGTGATCACATCACGTTGAAAAAAGATTCTGGCTTCAAGGAGGTACTCCAGAAAATTAAAGAAAGAAATCCCCACAACGATTTAGGTAAAACATCATCTCAATTATAAAGGAGAGCGAATGGCTCGCACACCAGCAGTTAAGAAAGTAGTAGATAATGAAGAACGTGAGTCAAAACCTATACACAGCAATCAGTTAAAAATTCGTTTAGATAACTTAAAGACATTTGCTCCATTAACAGACAATCAAAAATTATTCTTCGACGCATATAAAAGAGGGGATTATTTTGTGGCACTTCATGGTGTCGCAGGCACAGGAAAAACTTTCTGTGCTTTGTATAAAGCGATTGAAGAAGTATTAGATAAATCAAACCCGTTCAACAAGATTATTGTAGTTCGTTCTGCAGTTCAGTCTCGTGAGATTGGTCACCTTCCAGGTGATGTCAATGAAAAGATGGAAATTTATGAACAACCATATCGTCAAATCTGTGAAACCTTATTTGGGCGCAAAGACGCATGGGATAGATTAGAAGAACAAGGACATATTACATTTATTTCTACATCATTTATTCGTGGTATGTCATTTGATGATGCCATCATTATTGTTGATGAGATGCAAAACTTAACTTTTGAAGAAATTGACACAGTTATGACACGTGTCGGTTATCGTTCTAAAATTATGTGGTGTGGTGACTATCGTCAGACTGACTTGAATAAAAGAAAAAATGATGTTACTGGTATTTTGAAATTCTTTGATATTGCTCAACATATGGGCGCATTTACTCGTATTGAATTCACTGTAGATGATATCGTTCGTTCTTCTTTAGTTAAGGATTATATTTTAGCCAAGCTAAAGTATGAAGATTACGAAGATAAAAAATAATGTATGAGATTATTCGAGTTGGAATTCCTATTCAGACACAATATGTTACGGATGAGTTCCTTCAGATTATAAATGATATAAAAAACAGCGGTGATTGCATAGCATTAACCACTGTTGATTATCCAGAGGACTATATGCAGTCAACAGATTGTATAAGTGCACCAGCTGGACATAAAGTGTTGTTCGAAAACTTAAATTTTAGTAAGTTTGACAATAACTTTAGATTTGGTGTTGTTAATACCTGTGGGTTTATATGGAGTCTCCCACTCGATAATCTAAAAAGAAATAATATAAAGATAAGTGAGTATCTCTTAAAACTTTTAGAGGAACAATACCAGAATCTAAAGTTTAAGAGAGTTTATATGTTAACTCCAGGTTCTCCGAAATGCGGAGACCGAATCACAGATTATCTGTCAGAGATGGTTGACTTGAAAATAGTTGATACCCCATCATCTCTAGATATTTCAGTGAACGCTATGAAGGAATGTATCGGAAACATACCTCATATCGAACGCCATTACCATTATGAGTTTATTGACAGGATGGGTAGATTT